TAGGGGGGCCTGTCGCGGCCTGAGCGACGCCCAGACCATCACGCGGGAGGCCCAAAAGGGCCGACTCGCGGAATCCCGTAATAGGAGGAAGAAGATGTGAAGACTTTATCAATGGTCCTGCTACTGACTGCGCTTCTTGCGATTCATAATCTTTGCGCCGGCCAGGCAATTCAGTTCCACGAAGACTTCTCAGGCCAGGGGAATCTACAGACTGACTCAAATTACAACGGCATAAAGAGCGGAGTTCTTACTAGGAATGCAACCTCGATATCTTTCGGTCAAATCCTAACATTATCTAAGACATTTACTGGACTCAAGACAAAGGGAGTTAGTAACTACTACGTAACCACACCAATACACTCTATGAGAATCTCTGACTCTAAGGATCTCAACGCCACGGCTAAAATACTCTCGACCATGGAAGAAGGGAACCTAACACAAAGCACCTACTACACAGCCCAGGGTGAAGGCAACGTGAGAGAGAGAGTGCTCTCTCAAGGAATGTTTGGCCGTCCGTTGGATCTGTCCAGTCTCTATCATGCCGGAAAGTTTCAGCTCAACTCCACTACTGACAAGGGGGGGGAAGAATAGCCTCAGAAACAGCCAGTAACACGGCCTTGAGCAAGAAGGAAGCCAGGGCGAAAGGGATATCTCAATTTTTTAACTGCACCGCAAAGAGAATCCAGGTCGCAGATTCTGGCGGGGAGGTTACAGTTGGCCCATTCCTGCCAGGCTCAAAAAGTCTGGGCCCCTGGTACAGCATAGACGAGCTATCTCCTGACAGGTTCGAGAGGTGGCAAAGAACAGGATTGATTAAACTGGTGGAGCGGAAATGATTTGGCTGAATTTCGATAGGTGGAGCACATCTGCTGGAAACCTGCTCAAGATGACCCGGATTTACTGGGCCGGTTACAGGTGGACGCCGTTGGTAAAGGTCTCGCTCCGGTATTGAGGAAACATGGACCCGAATAAGGCAAGGGGCAAGGCAGAGGCCCGTCTTAAGAGGAAAAGGGCCAGCACTCCGACTTATGGAGATCCACCAGACAGAAAGACCGCTAAGAAGAGGCGGGATTATGCAGCCTGTGTGTTCTCGGCCTTCTACAACGGCCTTGAGAGGGGCTGCCGGTTCGAAGAGAACCATCTCAAAGTTGTCATAGAAAATTGAGGTAAAGAGGTAAAACTTTATCTCGGCAATGTCATAGAAAAGTTTCTGCGGATGCCCAGCTAACCTTAAAAGCCAACAGTCCAGGGCGACAGGCAGGAAATCTTTTCTGTGCCATTGTGTGCATTGACTTTTTGGAATGTCATAGATTAATTGGAGATTGTGAGATGTCTAAAGATGAAGGATTCAATTGCTGCGGTGATGCAGGAAATGCCTCAAGTGCGTGCGGATGCGGTTGCACCGGCGAGGCTGGGGAGAGGACCGGAGAGCAAGCCTGCGAGTGCATTAATCAGGATCTGGCAGAGCGGGTTATCCCCTGCGGGTCAAGGAAGATGGTAGGCCAGGAGAGGGTTTACAGGACCACAACATCTCTCTGGTTATCCCGCTCTGAGTTCATGGCGTGGAGCAAGAAACAAGGCCGGGAAGTTGACCCTATCTGCTGGTTTACTGAGATGGGCCACGGGCCAGCTCCGGCTGATGTAGTCCAGGGCGAGACAAAGGCATAGATTCAGGGTCTTGATGCAGCAGAATGATGCAGGATTGCGTATCGATTGCAGAGAGATTGCGGGCAGTCCCAACTCGTCAGCAGAGACAATAAAGGCTATCCGCTATCATATCAATCTCTTGATACTGCTTGAGCAGTATTTGCAGGCCAGGCAGAAAAAAAGGGATTCGCCTTAATTCTGCATTATTTTGCCCCGTTGCATCAGATTTGAGAGAATTGCGCTTCTATGACATGATTCGACTTTGCATCATAAAATAAACAGGTATTTATTATGGCATTTGAATCTTTAGCACCGTATTTAGACAAAATTGAGAGGGGCTTTGTTGAGAAGAAGAGTCCGAGGAAGATAGCAAGGGAGCTGAACAATCCTGGGCTATATTCCACTATCCAGCGCTACAAAAAGGCGGTCTGGGATCTAAAGGATTTAGTCAGCGATGCCAAGGAAATCAGGGCCAAGAAGCACGAAGAGGCAAGGGATCAGGCAGTTGAAGAGGTAGTGCGGACCCTAGACGTTTTGCAGCTCGGGCTAAAGAGGGCTAAGCAGCTCCTGGAGATGAACCTTGGGGATCAGTTCCTTGTTTCTGATGGGTCTGAGCACGTTCTTACCCTGGGGTCGGCCTCGATCTACTGGCCAATAGGCATGCACATGCTCTTTGAAGCCGCGAGGCTTGAGATGGAGCTTTCCGGGGATGATGCAGAGGGGATCATAGCCCAGGCAATGTCTGATTGGGAGGATGCAAGGGTTGCAATCTTGAAGGCGGTCGAGGACCATCCCGAGGTTAAGCAGAAGATCATTGAGGCTTTGGAGGGCCTCAGAGGATGACCTTCAGGAGAAGGAAACGGGGCGCTAAGCAGGTTAAAAGGATGGCCTGGAAGAATAGCGATGATCTTCTTTACGCTCTTGATCCGGTCATTTGGTGCAGGGAGATCCTGGGGCTCAAGCCGGACCCCTGGCAGGCCCAGCTCTTAAGGTCCAGGTCAAAGAGGATCATTCTAAATTGCTCCAGGCAGTCGGGGAAGAGCACAATCTGCGCCGCCCTGGGCCTTCATGAGTCAATTTACCGCAGGCCCTCCTTTGGGATGGCTATAGCTCCTTCGCAGGATCAGTCTGGCGAGCTGATGATGAAGTTTGACGAGTTTCGCCAGGGTGTCGAGCTGACCAGTGAATATCTTGACACTGACACCAAGCTCGCTGTGAAATTCGCCAATGGTAACAGGTTCATAGCCCGGCCAGGTTCAGCCAAGACATCCAGGGGTAAATCTGCTGTTACTCTCCTCCTGGAAGATGAGGCGGCCTGGGTGGATGACCTCCTTAAGCGTTCAGTCTCGCCTATGCTGGCCGTGTCTGGTGGCAGATATATCATGATGTCTACTCCGTTCGGCAAGCGCGGGCACTTCTTCGAGACCTGGACTAAAGCAAAAGGCTGGGAGCAGTACAAGATCAATGCCCACCAATGCCCCAGGATCTCAAAAGAATTTCTGCAACAGGAGCTTGATGATGGAATGCCTATCCAGTTTTGGAATCAGGAGTATTTCAATGAGTTCACAGACACCGAAAATCAGCTATTCTCATTCGATCTAGTTGAGAATGCACTCTCAGGGGAGGTGAAAGCGCTTGCCTTCGCATAGTGGAGTTAGGAGAGGGGAGAAACGCTTTGGGGTGGGGCTGGACCTGGGCCAGGCCAGCGATTATACAGCTCTCTCGATCATTGAGCAGAATTGGAGCCGGGTCAATCGGCGGTATGAGTACGGCCTGAGATATCTTGAGAGGGTCCGGGGGATGCCTTACCCGTCGATTGTGGACAAGGTAATGCAGATCCTGGCAACGCAGGAGCTGACAGCCAGCGAACCGCCGCAACTTGTCATAGATAAAACTGGTGTGGGTGCTCCTGTCTGCGATATGTTCAATCCCAAGTTTAACCGGGTAATGGAAAATGGTCAGGTGATGCTGGTAGGCTCAAACAGGCAAGTTATCGAGATAACGATTACGGGCGGGCATACTCCCTCTCGTGTGCCTGGTGGCTATCACGTTCCAAAGAGGGATCTGGTCTTTGCCCTGCTGGCCGTCTATCAGTCCGGGAGGATAAAAGTAGCAGATACATTGGAGCTGGCCAGGCCGCTTACTGGTGAGCTGACGAATCTTAAGCTGAAAATCAATACCAGGGGAAATGATTCTTACTCTGCCTGGCGAGAGTCTGAGCATGATGATTTAGTCCTATCTCTGGCGTTAGTAACCTGGTATATGGAGTACAAGTATTCCAGGAGGCACAGGGAAGGGCCGAAGGACAAAAAGAGGCAAGGGAGGCAGTTATGAGGTGTTTAATCTGCGGGTGCGTAATAAAAAATATGCCGGTCCCGATTAGGATTATTGAGTTTACGCCGGTGGTCCCATATATTCCCGGAATAACCGAAAACAAGTTAGGCAGTACGATTTTGACAGATCGTTTCTGCTGCCGGGAATGTTACCGGGATATTAAGCAGCATGACCAGGAAATTGTTGAAGAGGTGGAGGTTAAGGATGTTAAGAGACACTAGCTTTATCGGTGGCGGTAAAGAGTGGCCGCCAAAAGACCCGGATGAGGAAGCCAGAATCTCAGAGCACGTTAAGATGAGGCAGATTTATTGCGGGCTGCACGATGAGGTTTTTCCTCGGTACGCTGCTTACCTGGCTGATAAGGTCGAGGGAGAAAAAGATAAGCCTAAGATCATCCTGGACTGGGCAGAGCTTGCAACCACGACTTACAGGAACATGGTATTTGGGAAGAAGATCGAGATCAAGTCCCCAATCGAGAGGCTCCCAGTATTACCAGATTCGCAGGTCGTCATTGATTGCAGCCGGTACGGGCACGGGCTCTATGAGGTTTCGAGCAGCGGGATAGCGGTAATCAATCCTGAGAATGTTTACCTGGTCGTCTCTCCGGCAAATCTGCAGGATATTATTCATTTCGTGATATTCAGCAAGTTCAAGCAGAAGAATGCGGAAGGGAAGGAGCTTGAGTATATCAAGTTCACAATCCACAGCGCGGGTCAGATCCAGCACCTGATATTTGAGCTGCTGGCTGGTAAGCTGGTGGGTCCGCTCAGTCTGCGGGATTTCCAGGCTTTTGCAGGGATTCAGGTAGATGATCAGGGGATTCAGAAGACCGGGCTCAACGATATTCTGATTGTCCATGTTCAGAATACCTTAACCAGTGAGCGCTATTGGGGCAGGTCGGATTATAAGCCCTCTGTGCTCTCGCTGATTGAGTCTTTGGAGATGTCCTTTGCTGAGCGGGATGAGGTCCAGGAGGCATTCACAAAGCCAACGCCAGTACTTCCTGATTCGGCACTTACATTTGACTTTGATGAGGGAGAATGGGTCTTCAAGTCAGGCCAGCCGATAATCACCATGCCGGGAGATGTCCCGCCCTCTCTGATGGTCTGGGATGCTCAGCTAGGACATATTGAGAAGGCCATTGATCAGAAGATGGATCAGCTTCTTCAGATGCTTCAGCTATCTAAGGTTCTCCTGGCCGGTACTGAGGCCGGGGCAGCAGAATCAGGCACAGCTTTAAGGTTTAGGCTAATCCCGACAATGAGCCAGGTCGATAAGCACAGCAGGGCAATGGAAGAGGCAATACCTAAAGTCCTTCATCTCTGGGCTGCCCTGGCAGGCAAGGAAGTCCCTATCGAAAGCATTAACGTAATCCTCAAGGATGGCCTGCCAACTGACCCGATAGAGATCGCTACAGCCGCCCAGATTTGGCATTCTATTGGTGCAATCTCATTAGAGCGCAGGTTGGAACTTCAGGGCCTTAAACCCGGCACAGATGCCTTTAATGAGGAGATTGCGAGGTTAAGGCCGAGCACCACAACTGCGCCAGCAGAGCCCATAATCAAGCTTCAGCCACCGAGGGCTAATGCCTGAGTTTTCACCCACTAAACCCCAGGCCGACCGCCTAGCTCAGCTTTTTCAGGATGCAGAAATAGAGCTATTGCGCGAGTGCAATCGTATCTTAATGCAATCGGCAATAGAAGGGCCTGGGGATCAGGCACAGCAAAGGATAGCGCAGATAAAAGGGGAGTTACTGGCCGGGTGTAAGCAGTGGGTTGAGGAAGCAATACCAGAGAGTTACATGCAGGGCCTGCAAAGTGTCAAAGGAGATATTTTCTATGACAATCTTGATGCGGTGCATATCCTGGCAATGGAGTCCCTGGCCCAGAATACGTATTCCAGGCTGGCCGGAGTGGTGGATGTTGTAGGTAGGCAGATCGACGACATGATTAAGCAGCACAACCTTGCAATCGTGAAGCAATCGCTACAGAGTGCGCGAAAGAGGGAAGATGGTCGATAAACTGACTGGGTTTGTGGATAAGACCGGGAAAGAGTACAGCATGAGCGATTATGCTAAAATCGTGGGCCAAGAGGCCACAATCCAGAGTCTACGCCAGGGAACAATAAACAAGATGGTTGAAGATGGCGCAGAGATTGCGAGGGTTTCAGAGGGTCAATCTGACAATACCTGCAAGGCGTGCTTGAAATGGGCTGGTCAATTAGTAGCGGTAGCAGGCAGTTATCCAGGAATACCACCTTTGGATGAAGCAATAGAAGAGGGTTTATTCCATGTGAATTGTATTCATGTACTAGAATCGCTATCTGAAGAAGAATTGAGGGGTGTTTTGGAGAAATTAGGTTTACCAATAACGGTATCGGAAGAAGAAGCAAAAGCCTAGGAGCAGTTAAATAATTTAACTCAGGTAATGCTCTAATTAGAGCGACGCAGTAAGACAGACTTTTAAACACATCAATCCTATTTTATTTAATCAACTTTTGGAGAACAGCAAAATGGTAGGCGAAAATAATTCCGGTGGTCAGGGCCAAGGTGGGCAAGGTCAGGGCCAGGGAGCAGGTCAAGGGGACGGTCAGGGCCAAGGTGGGCAAGGTCAGGGCCAGGGAGCAGGTCAAGGGGCCGGTCAGGGCCAGGGAGCAGGTCAAGGAGCTGGCCAAGGCCAGGAGAGTAAGCTCTCGCTGAAGGACATTGAAGCAGCCTTGGGAATGCCAATGGCAGAGGCAAAGGCCCTTCTGGCAGCCACCAAGAAGCCCGCAGCCAAAGGTAAGCCGCTTGAAGGAGCAGATCTGAAGATAGCCAAGATGGAGGCCCTAATGAGGCTTAGGGTGCCTTCTGAACAGATCCCGGTGATTTTGCAGCACCTGAACATCACTGGTGATACTGCCGAGGAGATCAGCGCCAGCATAGCAGCTCTGATTGATGCCAAGATTCTGAACCTCGGGGGCCAGGGCGCAGGTCAAGGAGCAGGTCAGCAAGGCCAGGGCCAGGGTGACGGCCAGGGGGCCGGTCAGGGAGGTGGTACTAATGCGAATGGAGCGGGCAACCAAGGCGTTCAGCAGCAGCAAGGGAAGAAGAAGATTTGGACTGCTGCCGAGGTCCGGGCTCTGAGAATGGCTGGTAACGTATCTGATGAGGTCTTGGCAGATATCAAGGCTGCCATGAGAGAAGGCCGAGTGAAAGAATAAAAAATATGGTGAGGTGGATTCGTGCCATATGATGAATTAAAAGGCGAACTTGTAGCTTTAGAAGTGGATCACCAGCTACAGAAATCCCTTGTGTACGGTCAGCCGGGTGTAATAAACCGGAAATTCGAGGGATCGGTACAGTTCATGAAATCTGTGAGACTCACAGGAATAGGGCCAGTAACTGTATTCGATATTGTAGAGAATACAGATATGCCTGATCCAGAAACCCTCGATGCAGCTGAGACAAGTCTTCTAATCGACTACCATAAGGGCTTCAACTTCAAGATCCCTTCAAAGGACCAGGCCCAGACAAAAATCAATCTGCTGGATGAGTCCAATATTGAGGCCGCTTATGCGGTTGCTGATGCCGTTGATCAGGCAATAGCTTCTTGCTATGTAGATGCGAGCCGCCTTAACCTGGTGGGTAGCGATGCCAGCCCCAAGACGCCAAACGTCACAAAGGGAGATGCATCGAACATCTTCAAGCTGATTACCCTTTGCAACCAGGCCCTCAAGAAGTCCAATGTTCCTGCAATGGAGCCCCGCTGGATGATAGCGCCTCCTGAGTTCACTACGATGATCATAAACGACCTGCATGATAACGGGTCTAGTGCTGTGGGTGTGGCTGAAAAGGCCGTTCTCAACGGCTCCATCGGAAAGATTGGCGGGTTTGAGATACTCGAAAGTAATAACGTGCCCAACACAAACGAAACAAAGTATAAGATAATGTTTGGCACAGCCAGGGCCATTACCTTCGCCTCTCAGGTGGATGATGTGCGCATAATGGAAATGGAAAAGCAGCGCGCAAGAAAGGTGGATGGAGAGTATCTGTTCGGTCGAAAGGTCGTGAAACCCGCGTGCCTGGGCGTAATGACTTGCAACTTCAGCTAAGGACGATGAGACAATGAGAATACAAAGTCAGATTGTGATATTGGTTCTGGCTGGCCTGCTTGTGGCTGCTATGGGTGCAGCCCAGGCCGCCACCATAACCCAGTATAACCAGACGGCCAGTGATATTGAGAACGGCGGGGCTAACCCCTGGACCTCGCTTGGCACATCTAACACGGTGTGGCCTACTTCGGGAAATGCCATACTGATTGTGAACACAACGGCCACAACTACGACTGGCATAAATCTTACTATCGAGGCTGGCAATGGCTTCAGGTCGAGTATTGGAGATAATCTGCTGACCCTATCGGTAAATAAAACGTATGTGATTGGGCCATTCGAGACAGCCAGGTACAAGCAATCCAATGGCACCTTCATGTTCAGCTCCAATGCCAGCAGAGGAAAAGCCATCTTCGTAACCCTCCCGAGGTGATAAAAATGGTACTTGTCATAAACAAGAAGCAAGGGACTGAATGGGATGTCACAGATCCAGCGATGCTCAAGCGCATGAAGGCAGATCCTGAGCATTATGTGGTAAAGGATATTCCAGACAACGCCCAGGGAAAGGGTCCAGTAAATGCTGTCAAGGTCGAAGAGAAACAGCCTGCTAAGGCAGGCAAGAAAATATTAATGGGGATCTATGAGCTGGCTAGATGGATATAACCACAGGGTTAAGATACCAATCACATGCACCACAGCAGGAGCCCAAACTAATTATCCTATGCTCCTACAAATAGTAAAAGGAGTGGGCACAAATGAAGCAGGCATTATTTACTTGCAGAACCATGCTCTTAGCTGGCCGAACGACATCAGATTTACTAAAGCTGATGGCGAAACCCTACTAGATAATTGGCGGGAAGAGTACGACTCCACAGATGGAACCTGGTGGATAGAAATAGATTCAATAGCAGCCTCTGGCGATACTGAGGTTTATATTTATTATGGGAAAGATTCAGATTCAGATGCTAGTAATGCTGATAACACATTTTTATTCTTTGATGACTTCCCTAACGCGGCTTTAGATGGGAATAAATGGGTATCGGGGTCTTATAATGGGGCTATTGCAGTAGCTGATAGCATTTTAAGCCTTTATGTAAATGATGTTAATGCAAAAATTTATAGTTATGTGGCTACAAAAAGCAAATTTGACTATCCGTTTTCAGTCAGATATAGGATTAAAGGACAGAAGACGAGCACCCTTTGCGTTTGGGGCCAAACATCTGTGGGGCCTTCACAGACTACAACCCATGACAGTAAAAATATGTATGCCAATCAGACCAATTCTGATACCCCAGGCACAACTGTTCCTTGGTTTTCAGTAAATGGAACGAATGTAGCTGCTGCTTGTATAAGCACATCAGAATATAGAACTGTTGATTTAAAATTTGCTCACCAGCATAGTTATTCAGTCTGGCCAGGTGGATCTTATGCAAACGCTGGCACCATAGAAAGTGCCTCGCACTATGTTAAATTATCTATGAGAAAGTGGTACAATGGTCAAGCCTGCTATAATCTTTATGATTGGGTCGTGGTCAAGAAGTATGTCTATCCTGAGCCTACCTGGGCAACACCAAGCGAAGAAGGTAGCCCGATAGGATATTTGGGTCGTGGTGTGGGTGTGGGAATTATGGAGGGGGTGTTTTAGTGGAACTTCTACGAACAAAAAACCAGGCAACATTTATAGTATTCCCATTAAAAAAAACCGATGGGTCGATGCTAAGCGGCGCAACGGGGTTAGATTCTGAAATAGGCTCATTTACAGATGCAGGAGCGCCAGAATCAATTACAGACTGCACAAATGAAGCTATTGAAATCGGATCAACTGGCCTCTATTACCTCAGCCTCACCCAAGCTGAATGCAATGTGGATCAGGCCATTGTGCAGGTGAAAAGCAGCACAGAAGGGGCAATAACCCAAGTAATCTTAATCAACTTCATCTCTGGGCCGACATCAGTAGCAAACGCCGTTTGGAATACTCTATTAACGGCTATTTCAACATCTGGCAGCATTGGAAAGCTGATTAAAGATTATCTGGATGCTGCAATATCATCGAGACCAACAGCAGAGGAGATTGATGCTGAGCTATCTGATAATCACGGTGCAAGCGCCTGGGGTGCATCTGCAATCGGCACTATTGCCTACCCGGACCCAGACGACCAGCCAGCACCCTTCTTAGATGGAGAAGGAAACCCGATCCCAGGGGTGAAGATTGAGGCATTTTCCAATGAGGGGAGGACTGCTTTGGTAGATGTGCAAACCACTGACGTAAACGGCCTGTTCGAGTTCCACCTAAACGCCGGTAATTACTGGTTTAGGGCATCATGTGCTCATTTCTCAAATTACGAGTGGGAGGTGGAGCTATGAGCTTCACCTTAACGCATCTGACAGAGACGCCAACTTTAGACGCTTATGTAACTCTGGCGGAGCTTGATGCCTATTTCGCGGGGAATGATCGGGCAGTTGATTTGCTTGCCCTGGCCGAGTCTAAGAGGATCTCGCTGCTTAACCAGGCAACCCAGGCAATAGACCGCACCAAGTTTAGAGGGACAAAATACGACCAGACAATAACTGCGGGTGTTCCAGATCAAATAAGGGCTTTTCCGCGGATAATTGACGGGGTAACTCTGAATTACAACACAACCACATCAGCAGCAGCTGTTCCTAATGAGGTAAAATCTGCCTGCATGGAGGAGGCCCTAGCGATATTTCAGGCTGGTGTTGGTGGCCGAAGGCAGCTTCAAGAAGAGGGAGTGCAGTCTTTTAACATCGGTGGGAAGCTTTCAGAGAACTTTATCCCAGGGGCAGGAACTCAAACCCTGCAAAGCATGACTGCAAGACAGCTCCTGCGCCCGTTTATGGGTGCGAGACTTAGATAAAATTTTTTGGGATCAGTAGGCGATATTTGGGGTCCGGAGGGTGCAAATGGCTGATGATGGGCTTGACGGGGTTACAGTTGGCAAAATTCTTGAAAGACTGGATACCTTGATTGAATCGAACAAACAGGAGCATGAGGATATAAAAGCGAGGTTGGCAGATAACGAAAAGTCGGTGATCATCTTTAAGCTATCTCGCTGCGCTTTAGGGTGGCTGGACAAAAAGGGACTCTTAAAGTGGGCTGCTGCATCTGCTTTTGTGTATATTATTGATCAATTAACCAAATGCGCTGACTGGATTAAGTAAAGGTGGTGTCATGGGATTACTGACAGCTTACGAGAAAAAGATGGGGGAGAGTGTAATATGGCGGCAGAAAACGGGAGTAGATTCGGATCAGAACCCGGTTTATACTGACTCGTCTATAACCGTTATCTGGTACGATGACGTAAAGTCTTGGCAGAATATGCAGGGCCGCCAGCTTCAGCAAGTCGCATTTGTCCTGACCTCTGCCGAGCTAGAAATTGATGATCTGATTACGAGAGGCGGGTATTCCTGGCCGGTAATTGCAATCGGAAAAGATCCGTCCATGGGAACCGAGCAGATGAGAAAGGCACATCTAGGACAGTTCATGATTTGAGGATTAGATGACAGGCTACAATATTCTTGATAATTTATATTTGGCGCTAATCGGCGATTCTGCATTAATGACAATGGTAGGATCAAAGATCTACAAGAACAAATCAATAGCAGCCTGCGCGGTAGACATTAATGGAGATGTCCAGAAGAGCCAGATCTCTTGCGAGCTGTCAGACATAGCAGGCCAGGTTATCTCAGCAGATCAGATCTTCGTTGTAGATATCCGCACCAGGTACGAGACATTAGGGGATGGTGGGCAGGATTATTGCGCCCAGATTGCAGATGCAGTCAGGCAACTGCTTGATGGCGGTTTTACCGGGGCTGCGGTAGTTAAGATTAGCGGAGTCGTACTTTGGGATGCGACTATTAAGGGCTACAGGTGCCGGTTACAGGTTGCAACACACACCAAAGAGACATTTACTCTGACACTCACGCCGAATAAGGCGAGCCCGCAGGCATCCGGGGGAGAGATTATTGTCACAGCCGCGGCCTCTCCAAATACCGGCCTTGAGTACCGCTTTCTATTGTCCGGGCCTGGGTCCGGGTATGTGCTGCGGGATCTGTCCGGCTGGCAGAATCGGAATAGCTTTGCGTGGCGGGTGACTGATTCGGATGTCGGAACCTCTACAATCTATGTGGAGATCAGGGGCGGACCTAACAAGGGTGCAGCGGACCAATCGACCTCCATTAGCTACACGATTACAGCCCCAGCGGGAACCGGCACAGCTCCGACTATCACCAGCTTAACGCCTTCTCTGGCCAGCCCGCAGGAAGAAGAGGTTAAGGTTGACTTCATTTGCGTGGCTGCTGATGTGGATTCTGACCAGCTATATTACAGGTTCTTCATAACGGGTCCGGGAACCGCAGACAAGAAGAAGCTCGTCCAGGATTGGAGCCACCGCAATTCCTGGCAGTGGCAGCCTTTGGCGGGTGATGTCGGTTCGAGCACGATAGAAGTTCAGATCCGGGACGGCCTGCACGCGGTTGAAGGCAGTTATGATGATACTGAGTCTGTGTCTTACACAATCACAGCAGCAGCGGGAATCGGTACAGCTCCGACTATCACCAGTCTGACACCGAACCTTGCAAGCTCCCAGGAGGCCCAGACTCTAATCTCCTTCATCTGTGTGGCTGCTGATGTGGATTCTGACAGGATTTATTACAGGTTCTTCCTAACGGGTCCGGGAACGGCCAGCAAGAAGAAACTCGTCCAGGACTGGGGAACAAAGAATTATTGGGAGTGGAACAGCAGAGAGGAAGATGTAGGGGAAAGCACTATTGAAGTTCAGATCCGGGACGGCCTGCACGCGGGCGAAGGCAGTTATGATGATACTGAGTCTGTGTCATATACAATTACTGCGGGGGAGGGTGGATCTGGAAGCGCTCCGACTATCACCAGCTTAACACCTTCTTTGGCCAGTCCAAGGGGCCAAGGGACAGAGATAGATTTCATTTGTGTGGCTGCTGATGCGGATTCTAATGCAATCCTTTATAAGTTCTATCTGACCGGGCCTGGGACTGCAAGCAAGAAGAAGCTCGTCCAGGATTGGAGCAAGCGCAATTCCTGGCAGTGGACCCCAGGGGCTATTGACATCGGGACCAGTACAATTGAGGTCCAGGTTAGAGACGGAAACAACGAGGGCGAAGGCAGTTATGATGCAACTACCTGTATAAACTTTGTAGTCTCGTCAAATACCGCTCCAACAATCACCTCAGTTTATGTAAATGAGCCAGGAGATCCTTATGTGGGGGATAAGATCCACATTGTAGCAGATGCAGCTGACACGGACGGAGATAAGATTCTCTATAAGTTCTGGATCTACCGAGAAACTGTAGGGGCGAGCTGGGAGATGCTCACTGGCTGGCAGGAAGAGAATTGGCTGCTCTACACCGTGGATAAAATGGACTTCGAGACGCTATCAATAAAGTGCCAGGTCCGGGACGGCAAACATGCAGGAGAGGAGAGTTACGATGACGAAGATACTGATTTAGCAATAACGGTACAGAGGGCCGCAATTACCTCAGTTACGCCGTCATTGGAAAGCCCGCAAGCGAATGAGACTACAATTGTATTCTCTACTGTCGCAAATAAGACAAACAAGATACAGTATCGCTTTTGGCAAAAGGGTCCGGGTACTGGGGATGTCTGGCGGGATATGACCGGCTGGCAGACAAGGAACTCCTGGAGCTGGCGAACGGTGGCCTGCGATGTGGGCACGAATTACGTTAGGGCCGAGGTCTGCGATACACCGGACACCTGGGACGATGCAGACGTAACCAGCCGCCAGGAAGACCTGACTTATACAATCTCGTGAGGTTAAAAAATGCCTTGGCAGATTGGGGCACTTAACGCCTGGGATGCGAGCGATACAGACGGATTAAACTGCAAAGGATACACTGGGATGGCCTCAGATGGGGAATATATCTACTATTCTCCATTTCATAACAGCGTAGCCTATCACGGCATAGTCCTGCGCCAAAAGATCTATTCAATATTCAAGGAAGAGGCAACCTGGGAGGCTTACGATGCAGGATCAACTGACGGGCTGACTACCAGGGGTTTCTTTGGTAATCCGGTGTTTGATGGCCGCTTCATGTACTTTGTGCCGTCGAATAACGGCTCTGTCTCTGGTGTAGTCTTGAGGTTCGATACAACTCAGCCTTTCAAGTCTGCCGGTTCTTGGGATGCCTACGATGCCGGGGCAACTGACGGCCTGGTTACAAAGGGATTTCAAGGCGCGGTATTCGATGGCCAGTACATCTATTTCGTGCCCTATAACAACGGCTCCTACAATGCAATAGTCCTGCGGTACGACACAACTCAGCCTTTCAAGTCAGCCGATTCTTGGGTTGCCTATGACCTCGGGGCAATGGCCGGGGGAGCTGCAAAAGGCTATTGGGGTGCGGTCTTCCTGGACCATTTTGTCTATTTCAGTCCTTACCGGAGCGCAGCAAGCACATTCCACGGCCAGATTTTGCGGTATGACATAAACCAGCCCTTTAAGTCTGCCGGGGCCTGGTCGGTCTTTAACGTGGCCACTGTGGACGCAAACTGCAAGGGCCTGGGAACACCATCGACAGACGGGACTTTTATCTATTTCCCGAATGCGACTTACAATTTAATCGTAAGGTACAATGCAGATCTGCCATTTACTGATCCTGATTCGTATGAAACATATGATTCGACTGCATTAAGCGAGGACAACGACGACCAGCATAACTCCTGCTGTATTCAGGGGAAATATGTTGTTTTCACACCGAATTACTACACAACTCTAATCTATGACACTGAAAAACCATTTGCGGATAGTGGTTCGTGGGCTGAAAAGGATATCTTCAGCGCAGATGATTTGCGGGTCGTTGGATTCAGGGGTGCTCATTCTGACCCGAATTACATCTATTTCGCGCCGTATAGCGATGGTGGCACTTTCCACGGAAAAATCTTAAGAATGCGGGCTAATGCTTGCCCAAACCAGCCATTACCAGCACCAGGGGAAGAGGGCGAAACACTCACGGAGTATATCAGTTACAATGATGCTGAAATGTCCGTAACAACGCACCGGGCTTATGCAATCGGAGTAGACGCTTCTTGTTCCGCAGTCTGTTTCCAGGATTACCTTAAAGACTGCTTCGATGGATTTGAAATGTGGTTTGATGTCAAGCTGTCTTCGCTATCCAGTATTTGGGACAGCCCCGACCCTGAGCCAACATATTTAGCTACCTGGAGCCTGGGAAATAAGCACTCTGAAATCCTGATGGGCCTCGGGTCAAATGATCCGACTGTTATGTTTGTTATCGAGTGGAACACGGATGGCACAGTCTACTCAAGAAAACTGCATTTAGCTAAAGACATGACCTTAAGCGCGGGTTATAATATCGCAGTAGGGACGGTCTATTATTGCAAAGTAACGAGAGCAGATGGAAGCGCTACAATCACATTACAGATTTATTCAGATGAAGCCAGAACAACTCTGCTAAGCACGCAATCGATAACAACCTATTCGACATCAGTAAAGTGGAGGTTTATTTATGCGATTAGGGGAATACTGGATGACGAATCGTTAGCACTAGCATCATTCTATTTAGAGAATTTGAAGGTAGTATCATATTGAGGGTGAAATGTCCGACTCAGTAACACCTGTGGTAGAAGAATGTCCAAAGGCGAAGATTAACCTTTATGAGCATGTGGCGAGGTCAGGAGCTTGTGATTGGTGCAAGTCTTTGGACGGCTGGTTTTACGAAGAAGAGGAGGAAATCCCGCCTTATGAATTTCCTATACACGGGTATTGCAGATGCTTCTGGCGGTGGCGGATAATTGAGGGCCTCTGGCGAGACCAGCGAGACACGATAATCAATAAGCACGCCGACATCAGCCAGCAGTATTACGATGCAGCCGTTGAGATTGCTGCTTGGGATGACAAGATACTGGAACGAGAGAACCAATTGGGCATAGAAAAAGCTGACATGGCCCAGCAGAAAGCCAACGCTGAGGAGTACGTTAATCTCTCAAATCAGGCCCAAGATGCTGCTCAGAGATACATGGATGAGTTCGACGAGCCGAGCGAAGAGGTCCAGGATATGATTGATGAACTGCTACTGCAAGCGGCTGAATATCTTTCGAAATCTGAAGAGGCTTTGCAATTAGCAGATGACTTGCAGCATGACGTTTGGGACTCGGAGAACTACATAAGTAACGCAAATGATCAGAGGGACGCAGAGGTTTACAGGCGAGATGAGGCGATGGGATTTCTTAAGGAGGCTGAGCCTTGCCTTAACCTGGATGTAATAGAAGATCTGGTGGAGCAAATAGCAGGATCGAGGCTTAAGATGGAGCTGTGAACTACCGCGTCCTGAAGGGCGCGGCTTCCCACTTCATCGCCAAAACTTGCATCACTGAGATGTGATGTAGAGGTTTTGGTTCTATGGGCGCTACGGGCTGTTCCATCCCTGTGATGAGTATGTTTCTGGAAGCATTATAGTCTCGATCACATGAGAATCCGCAATAGGGGCACTCGTGTACTCGTATCGACAGATCTTTCTTTACGATGCTTCCACAAGCAGAACACCTTTGAGTGGTGTTCCTGGGATCTACTTTTATCAGCTTCCGACCAGCACTTTGAGCCTTGTACGAAAGCATGAATATGAACTTCGACCAGGATGCATCATGAATGCTGCGATGCATACCATTATTATGGCCTTTCTCTTTCAGACCTTTGACATCAAGATCCTCAACACAGATGATATCAAAGTTATTGACATATGTCCGAGATAACTTATGCAGGAAATCGTCTCGCTGGCAATTGATTCTCTTATGCAGCTTAGCGATTTTATCCTTGATGGCCCTATAATTATTCGATCCCCTCACAGCTCTGGCTAGCTTTCGTTGCAGCCTTGCCAGTTTATCAGCCGATTGCTCGGCACATCTTGGATTCTCTATCTCATTGCCCTCAGAATCAACCACGAAAGACGTCAAACCGACATCCAGACCCACTGCTTCCTCGGTTTCTGATAACGGCTGTGGTTCCTGATCGGCCTGGACTATGGCGAACCATCTTTGGCCTTCTCTCTTGATTATGACGGCTTTGATGCAACCTTCGATCTTTCGATAGATCTTGATCCGCATGTCTCCGATTTTGGATAGATGCAATATGCCATGATCTTGATCGATTTTGAAGCCGGATTGGTTGTAATTCAGGGTATTGTACCAACCATACCCTTTGAAGCGAATATGTCCTATCTTCCGACCATTCTTCTTAGACGCTGCGAGCCCTTTGATGTTAGACCAAAGAGTATAATTCACCATCTGGAGGACTTTGGAATAGACCCGATTCAGTTTCGGATTCTCAAGCTTCAGAGATGGGATCATGTTCTGCGTATCATATGTCTTGAGCTTGATGCCTTTCTCTTTAGCATCATTCAGGTCTTGGAGAATCCGGTTATATAGCCATCTACAAGCATCCAAATTCTCCGCTAACTTCCATTGAGTGATCTTGTTCGGGAAGATGGGATACTTGTAGCTCACAATCATACTTTCTCCATCTGAGATTCCACATATTGCATTAGAACATCGAGAGAGACCTGCCCGGTGCTGGCAATGAAGTAGGAATTTGACCAAAACGAGTCTCCCCAAAGGAACTCTTTGGTTTGTGGAAATTCTTGTCGGAGTCTCCTGGCAGTGACCCCCTTAATTACATTCACGACGTTGGATAAGTTGGTTGTGGGCGTTGCTGTGAACAATATATGGATATGATCTTCGGCTGGTTCCTGCGCAAGAATTTCTATTCCAAGTTCATCCGCCAAACTCCAAATGATCTGCTTTAGCCTCTCGCGAATCGCTTCATCATAGAGTGCTTTCCTCCGGTACTTGGTGACTACCACTAAGTGATAGTGAAGTGAGTACACGGAGTGCGCAGATCTATCGAGTTTGTATTTCATAGGCTTTGCCAAAATACACATATCCCATTATTACCTTAAATAGTTATCGGTGAGCAGAAACAAAGGGAAGGACTCCGCTTTCATCCCCACCCTAAAGGATGGGGACTTCCCGCTTCGTCCTTTCCGATCCTACAAGTTAAA